GAGAATTTAGACACTGTACCAGTTGATAAGGATAAATATACGGCAGACGATATTGCCAGAGAAATTATAAGAGTGAAACCACATCTTATGGCACTATCTAATGCAATTCTAAACACCAATAACGATAGCTATGAAAAGCTGATGGAACTGGTAGATTATTCCATACAAAATGATTGCGTACGCAGCAATAAAGAGGAGGACGGTAAATGACTACTACCTATGATATGGCTATGTATCTAGCCAGACATCACATTTATTACTATTCTACTGCACCCGGTAGTAAAGCAGGATTGAAAGATACGCATGGTTCTAAAGATGCCGTAAATGATGATTCCAAGGCACAAGAGTGGTTTCAAGGAACTAGCAACAATATTGGTATCCATCTTAAAAAGTCACACTTAATGGTTGTTGATGTTGATATGGGACACGACAGTGGTATTAATGGTAGACACAATTTACTTGAAGTGTTTAAACAATATGGACGGTTACGAGATGATACGTTAATCGAAAAGACCCCCCACGGTGGTATTCATTATTTCTTTAAATTACCCGATGGCGTAGATTTGAAAAGTAAAACTGGTGCTTTCTTTGATAATTCTGGTATTGATTTAATGACAGACCATATATTAATTTCTCCAAGCATGATAGATGGACAACCTTATACATCAGTTTCAGGATCGTATGAAGATATCAAGCCAGTACCACAGTGGGTGCTTTCTTATATGCAACGTGATAGCGATAGTATGACATTTAAAAGCAATTTGAATACTGGCGTACCAAGATTGAAGAAATACACTGGTGCATTGCTAGACAGAATTGTGACAGGTGCAAGTAGAGGGCAACGCAATGATTTTGTAACCAGTATGGCTGGCTCAATGCTTGCGGTTGGGACTGATGCCAGTAATGTATATGAATTGTTGTCGGTTATTAATAGGAGTTTCATATCCCCACCGTTATCACAGAACGAGTTAGATTCGATTTATAGTTCAGTTGTTACTAGGGAGATTAATAGATTGAAGGTGAAGTGATGGAGAAAGCCCTTCAAAGTAAAATCAAAGCATTGTCACAGGTTCAAAGTGATACAGATAGAGTTATTGACTTATGGAAGGAAAGATTTCTTAAAACTGATGGTGGGTTACCACGATCTAATTCTAGTAGAAATGTGGTTCTGATACTTCAAAATGACCCTAGATTAAAAGACTTACTTCAATATAATGAGTTCGCAGAACGTATCGAAATTAAAAAGAACAATGACTATTTTGAAAGAAAAAACAAAAGAAGTTTCACCCCAGAACAGTGGGACGATAGCGATGATTCAAAACTTAAATTGTTTATTGAAGATAATTACAATTACGTACCATCTAAAGATGCTATCAGTGATGCAATTGTGAAGTTTGCTATGGAACACGGTTATAACCCCGTAAAGCAACGTATTGAGTCTGTTAAGTGGGACGGCGTTAATAGAGTTGAAACTTTCTTTATGGACTACCTAGGGACGGAAGATAGTTATTACGTTCGTGCAATAACTAAAAGGTGGTTAACAGGTATAGTCGCAAGAGTTTATCAGCCTGGTATTAAGTTCGAGATTGTTCCAATTTTATTTGGAGGTCAGGGAATCGGGAAGAGTACACTTGTTGGATCCATTTATCCAGATTACTTCCTAGATGAGTTACAGACTATGGGTAAGACAAAGGACGATTTCCAACAATTGCAAGGTAAGTGGATAGTGGAACTTGGTGAACTTTCAGCGATGAGAAGAACTGATGTAGACAATGTTAAGAAGTTTATATCAGCTCAACAAGACAATTACCGACCATCATACGGAAGATATGCAACCGACCACCCTAGGAAGATAGCCTTTGTTGGTACATCTAACCCACCCGAGTTCTTGAAGGATAAGACAGGTAATAGACGTTTTTTCCCAATTGAATGTGTTGTACAGGATAAGAAGAAAGACCCATTTAAAATTGATGATGCTGATATTTTACAAGTATTAGCAGAAGCAAAAGTAATGTATGACAACGGCGATGAAATTCATGTAGATGCAGAGTTACAAGAAGTTGCTGATAAGTATCAAAAGAATGCAATGGTTCAAGATCCAACGGAAGAACAGATACTATCATTTCTTGATATGCCAATACCTAAAAACTGGCAAGAATATAACACAGATAATAGGCGAAATTACTTTGTTAGATATGGTAAAGACGAAGGGTGTATTGACAAGGATAGCCTTAAACCATTGGAAGAAACTGTAACCATGGATCAAGTTACTACTAATGAAATTTTACAAGTTGCTTTTAATATTAAAGACGACCAGTTACTATCTGCATCACGTGGGAATGTTGGTAAACAGGTTTCAGATATTATGAACGGTTTAGATGATTGGCAACGTAGCCACAATGTAAAAATTAGTAAAGGAAAGCGTGGACGTGGATATAAAAGAAAGTGAGACATGAGACATGTTTGAGACATGACATGTATCACCCTAGGTTCTAGTTATATCAAGGCTTACAGCAATAGTGAGACATGAGACATGTAAATACAAGAGTTTAAAAAATAATACTTATAACCAAAAGTTTCAATATTATTTTGAGTTTTGAAACACACATGTCTCATGTCTCAAATAAATAATAATTCGCTGTAACCTATGTGGCACAACGGTTACGTAACCGATACATGTTTGAGACATCATGTCTCACATGTCTCACTTAATAAACAATAGGAGATAGCAATGTGAAAAGAATAGATCAAAGAAATAAATTACCCCCATACCCACTTGTGGGTACGAAATAGGTAACTGGCTAGGAAACTAATTGCCCTGATATGACAGTGTACTGGTGAACACCTAAAGTACCGTTTTGGTATCTCAGCACAAAATTGCGTCCAGTAAATAACTCATGCCATATTACTAGCACAGCCGAAAATTCGGTTCAGTACAATGTGGGTCAATCTAATTGACTGACTTAAATAAGTAATTAAAACATATCTTTCAAAAGGATATGAATTGATGATTTATGTTTTGCCATAAGTGGCAGGAATGAACTAGGCTTGCGCAACAATACGCAGACCCTAAACAGGTAATTTCAAATGACCTGTTTATAAATTATAAATTTGCTATTGTTCAGAGCAATAGCAAAACAAGAATGGAGAAGAAATACTAATGAAGACATTAAAATATTTTAATGGTAATGAAGTAGTAACAATGAAACAAGGGGAAAACTTTAAGGACTTAGAGTTTATCGGTGATGATTTAATTCGGTTAACAGTAGATGATGGTGACAGAATCTTAATCAAGTCTAGTTATATTGAGATTGAAAACGTTGGATCTTATCTTACTGATGAAGATGTTATGAGTGATGAGCTTGGTTTCGGCGATTAATCATGGCTAAACCAAAGAAGTTTTGTGCTAAAGCAGGTTGCAATACTTTGATTGATTTCGATAAAACTTATTGCGATAAACATAAAAGTAAATATCAATGGAGAAAGTCATACGAAGGAAAGTATTTACAGTTTTATCATTCAAAAGAATGGAAAACACAAAGTAAATTGTTCTTATTACAAAATTCGCTTTGTGTGAAGTGTTTAGCTGATGGTGTAGTGAGGAAAGCTGATGTTGTTGACCATATTGAGCCATTGAAAGACAACTGGAGTAAACGACTAGATTGGAATAATTGGCAACCCCTATGTACCTATCATCACTCGATTAAAAGTAGAGCAGAGCAGTATTCAAAACCCCGACACAACTAACCCCCCTATGATTTTATATGCCAGATGAACGCACACAACTTTTCTGTACACAAAAATTTAAATAAAAAACGGCATTATAAGGCGATTTAAGCCATATTTTGTAAGGAAGGACTGATTAAATGGCATCAGGCGGAAAGCCTAAACTAACAAGCTATACAGGCGCTGTAACTAAGGAAACACAAGCCGAGAAGAAGCAAGCAGAACAACAATTATTTACATATGCAGAATTAAATAGTAAGCCCCCTGCATGGTTAAAAGGGACTGCAAGAGATGAGTGGGAAAGATTAGTACCACTGTTAAAGAAAGATACTCCAATTAGTGAGTTGGATCGTAACACGTTGGTTAGTTACTGCAATACAAGTGCTTTGATTATTGATTGTCAAAAAGAAATTAATAAGCATGGTGCATTTTATGATAAAGGTAAGAAAAGTAGCTACCTTATCACCCAGCAACAGGCGCAACGTGATTTAAAGGCATTCGCAACTAGTTTAGGACTCACGTTAGAAAGTCGTGCAAAACTTGAATATGGCAAGGCTAAGAATACAACTCCAGAGGACTCTTTCAAGGAATTATTGGCATGAGTTATGCAGAACAATATACTGACGCCGTCCTAAACGGTGACATCATAGCTGGTAAGAAGATTATTCAAGCGTGCCAGAGGTTTGAGGACGATCTAAAACGACAGCGTACAAAAGATTTCCCATACTACTTTGATGAAGATATTGAGAAAAAAGTAATTTCATTCGTAGAGTTGCTACCAACTACCGATGGTAAAAAATTGAACCTTGCCATGTTTCAGAAATGGTTATTATCAAATTTATATGCCTGGCGTGAAGTTGACACTGGTAATAAACGTTTTGACCGTGCATTCATATCAATGGCACGTAAGAATAGTAAGACCTATCTAGCTTCTACAATGGGCGTTATCGCCTTGCTGATGGAGAAAGAGCCACAACAAGGTAGACAGATATTATTTACTGCTAATGCCTATAAACAGGCTAGATTGGCTTATGACATGATGGCTAGTGAACTAAGGCAAGTGGTTAAAACATCACCGTATTTACGTAGAAGGTTGTCTATTAATAAGACAAAGATAACTGATGCTGAAAGTAATAGTTTTGCTACTGCTTTATCAAGCGATACCACCACGCTAGACGGTTACGGTGCCACACTTGGGGTTATAGATGAGTTTCATTTATCTAAAAACAGAAAAGTTCTTGAAGCTATTAAAACTGGTATGAATAATCAGCCTAACGCAACACTGGCAGTCATTAGTACGAGTGGCGATGATACCAATTGCCCTATGTATGAAGATTATCAGTTTGTAAGTAAAGTTCTTGAGGGTAAAGAAGTCGCTGACAGATATTTCATAGCAATATGGGAGATTGACCAAGAGGACAAGGAAACGTTACTAGACCACCCAGAAGTATGGATTAAGGCAAACCCTTTGTTTGAAGTTGAAAGTGTTAGAAAGACAATGACAAGTACCATACGTGATGATCTAACATTAGCAATCAAGCAAGAAAATGTTGCAGGTGTGTTAGTGAAAAACTTCAATTGCTGGCATAATGCTAAGGAAAATCAATTTCTTAATATTGAGGATTGGAACAATACACTGGTAACTAACAAGCCTGATATAAAGGGTAGACCAGTATACATTGGTATTGATTTATCTAAGACAGGTGATTTATCCAGTGTAAGTTGGTTAGTTCCATTACCTGATGGAAAGTTTTACATCGATAGTTTTAGTTTCGTAGCTACTAAAGGTGGACTGGAGCGTAAGGAAAGACGGGACAATATAAGTTACACAAGGTTACAGGATAGAGGAGAGTGTGACATAACCACGTTGGATAGTGGTGTTATTGATTACTCAAAGATTTATGACTTTGTAAATAACTTAATTGATAGTAATGAACTAGATCTACAAGCCATCTGTTATGACCCATGGAACATGAATACGTTACTTACAGATTTTGAGAAGCGATTTTATCCAATGATTGAAGTACGGCAAGGTGCTATCACGTTGTCAGTTCCAATCCGTGAGTTCAGGGAAGCCATTTACAATAGAGAAATTGTTCACAGTGACAATAAACTATTTGAATATGCCGTCAATAATGCAGTTCTAAGGTATGACTCACAGAACAACGTACTACTTGATAAAACAAAGTACGAGACACGTATTGATCCAGTAGCAGCCCTTTTAGATGCCTGGACGGTTGGTAAAGGATATTTCAAAGATGAGGAGGGGAGCAAGGCAGATAATGACTTTTATAAATCAAATGATTTCAGTTTTTAAAAAGTATCTACCCACATCTGTACTAATCATTGGAATGATTTTATTAATAGTTTCACTGTTTTTATTATTCGGGTTCAAATGGGCGTTGTTGTCACTAGCCATATGTGTGATAGCAGTTGCGGTATTACTTAATAAACAAATATAAATTGAAAGGTGGTGAGAATATAGATGTTTTTTAAAGCAGTAAAACCAGACCATAGCAATGCTTTTCTTGATGCTGTGGTTAGTATGCAGACTGATGATTCAAATTTTTACTATGGTGCTAATGCCATTAATAACAGTGATGTGTTTAGTGCCATTAGAATTTTAGCCAGTGATGTGGCAAGTAGTCCTATTCAATTGTTGCGTGGTGAAACACTAGCCAAGCAAGATAAGTATTACAACTTGCTAAACAATAGACCGAACGACTTAATGGACGGCTTTCATTTTAAGTTTGCACTGATGGCAAACCTATTACTTAATGGTAATTCGTATGCTGAAATTGATAACCCTGATGATCCAAAAGAAATTAAGCTTATCAAAAATTCAAGTATGACAGTCAAGCAAGATGATGATACTGGTGCCTTGATGTATGAGATTTCGAACTCAAAAGGCAAGATTCACAGGGTCAATCCCGAACGTATCTTACATTTTAAGTATTTCAGTCAAGATGGTGTAACTGGAGTAAGTCCTTTAATGAGTTTGCGTGATGAGTTAAACCTACAAAAGTATGGTAATAAAATGCTCACTAATTTCTATAGGAGTGGTATTAATTCGAACGGTATTTTGACTGTAAAAAAATCAGACCTTGATGCTGATGCTAAGAATGCCATTAGAGATAAGTTTGAAAAAGTAAACGCAGGATCTAATAACAGTTCTAGGACGATTGTTCTTGATGAGTCAATGGAATACACGCCGTTAGAAGTAAATTCAGACGTGTTGAAATTAGTTAATTCCAATGACTGGAGTAGCAAGCAAATTGCTAAAGTTTTTGGACTTTCTACTTATCAATTAGGAGTAGAAGAAAACCATTCAAGTGTTTCGCAAACTAATTTGAATTACATTAATGGAACTTTGAACCACTACTTTAATGTGTTTACAGCAGAACTTAATTTTAAGATTTTAAGCAGTGCTGACAAGCAAAGTTTCAGGTTCAGTACTGATAGATTGTTCAGTGTTGATCCCGAAACGACCGCAGAGAACGCAATAAAAGAGGTTCAAGGTGGAATTTTAACCATTAATGAGGCTAGGAAAAAAATGAATTTACCATCAGTAAGTGGTGGTGATGATTTACTAGTAAGTTTGAATTACGTTCACTTGAATAACATGGACAATTACCAAAATAGTAAAGGAGAAAATTCAGTAGATGAACAATGATGAAAAAGAAAAACGCTTGAATACAGATGCTAACTTATCCGCTCAACCTACCAAAGAAGATGGACAAGATAACACTGACTCAAACGCTCAAAATGATGATAACACACAAGACGGCAAGTCACTATCTGGCTATGCAATCGTATTCGGTAAGCCAAGTAAGGACTTGGGAGGTTTCACAGAGGTTATAAATAAAGGCGCACTTGATGGCGTGGACTTGTCAGATGTATACATGGTTAATAATCACGACTTGTCACAAGTTTTGGCAAGTACAAAGGCTGGTACATTGAAACTTAATGTAGACGATAAAGGTTTGCATTTTGATGCCAAGTTACCAAAGACAACGACCGCTGATGATACGTATGAAAATGTAAAAGATGGCAATATCTCAAGCATGAGTTTCAGTTTTGCCGTTGCTAAAGATGGAGATGTATTTACTAAAGGAGATGATGGCAAGGTTGTTAGAACAATCAAACAAGTTAAGTCACTCTTTGATGTAAGTGTTGTCGCAATTCCAGCATATGATGATGCAAACGTACAAGTAGATAAACGATCATACGAAGATTTTATTAAGAACACCAAAGATTTTATTAAACCAACTCAAAAGGAAGTTAAGAAAGATATGACAGAAAAAACAATTTTAGATGGAACTAAGACAGAAACAAGAAACTTTGAAAATTATATTCGTTCAGAAGGTGAACAACGTGATGGACTTACAACTGATTCTGCTAAGGTAGTTGTACCTAGTGAAGTTATTGGAGATATGTTTGATCTAAAACAAAGCAAGTATAATCTGGCTCAATATGCCACAACTAAGAAAGTTGGTGCATCATCTGGTACTTATCCAGTAGCAACAAATCAAACGGGTACATTGGCAACTAAGGAAGAACTTGCTGAAATTGCAGATGTTGATGCTGAAATGTTTAAGGGCGTTGATTATAAGGTTGTCACACGTGCTGGTAAAATTTACCTATCCCAAGAAATTATTGATGATGCAGAAGTTAACATTGTTTCAGAAGTGAAAGCTCAATTACAAAGATTGCTAGATAATACAGACAACTCACATATTGTAGATTTATTGAAGACTTTTACTAAGGTCTCAGCAACTAGCATAGACGATCTAAAGACTGTTTATAATGTTGATCTAGACCCAGCACTTAATAAGAGTGTCATCACTAATCAATCAGGTTTTAACTGGCTTGATACCTTGAAGGATGCAGAAGGACGTTACTTATTACAACTAAGTATTACAGCAGAGAGTGGTAAACAATTATTTGGTGCTGATGTAATTGTTATCAGTGACAAGTTACTACCAAGTCCAAAGACTGGTGTATTACCAATGATTATGGGTGATATTTCTCAATCCGTCTTTGTAGCCCGTAAGAGTCAAGTACAAGTACAATGGAGCCAATTTGATAGTTACTCACAAGGTTTAGCAGTAGTTGTAAGAAATGACTACGAAAAAATTGATGAAGATTCAGCAAGATATATTGAAGTAACACCTGCAACCGCTGAAAAGGCAGCCTAGTATTTTTAGAAGGGTATCGGTAAATTGCCGATGCTCTTTTTATTTTTACAGCGGAAAACTCCGCTCTATTATATTTTGGATACCCCTATACTAATTTAAACAATGAAAGGAATTTATAAATGGTAACTTTACAAGATATAAAAAATAGCTTGCGTATCACACACGAGCTAGACGACACACTTTTACAAAATTACATAGACACTGCACAAGATTACATTGTGAGTGCCGTGGATAACAACGTTTCAATTGAGGATTTTAATAAATATAAACAGTTTGATTTTGCCATTAGCTTATTGGCTCAATACTGGTATAACACGAGAAATACTGATGTTGATAAACAAGTTCCAGTAGAAGTAACAGCAATGATACAACAACTAAGAGGGCGATTAAATGAAACAACTGGTGAGTAACCCTAGTGAACTTACAGAAGTCATAGACGTTTACAGTGAAAAGCCATATCAGAATGAAGATGGAGTAATGATTCCTGGTGAAAGAAAACTATTTACAACCTGGAGTAAGGTACTCACAGACTTGCTGAAAGATTATAAGACGGAAGCAGGTACATTAATGAGTGGTAAGACTTCCTTTGTTATCCGTCACGATCAGCCACAAGAGTTAGATACATCTATGGTTATTCATTGGAAAGGTAACAAGTATAGTATCAATAATATTTTGAAAGATAATAGCTATAAACAGTATGATACCGTGGTTTGTACGAAGAAATAGTGTTATAATATACTTATGATAGATATAAGAAATATCTATCAAATAAAATATGCAGGAATGCAGAAATTATTAATGAATGCTTTCATCTAAAATCAGTATTTCTTCTTATCTTAATATTTAGCTTTCTAGTCTGGTAGAGATGCCAGGCTTTTCTTGTGCATAAAAAAAAGAACACCGATCTATAATCGATGTCCAAGTGCCGTGCCAGCTTAAATGTATTTTTTTCGTGACTCACGGTGACTCAACTTTTTTGTAAACTCGTGATAATCAATGATAAAACTAAAATCAGGAATGCTGATTTATCAATAGTTTTAGTAACCTGTGATACCTATTGAGAACCTATAAAGCGAACTACGAGAATCGAACTCGCGACACTAGCTTGGGAAGCTGGTATTTTACCATTAAACTAAGTTCGCATTTCACAACTCTCTTATTATACAATAATTTATTTCAAAAAGATAAAGTTTATTTAAAATTGTGCCCGGAATTTACAATATAA